TCAGGGTGACCGCCGACACCCAGGTCGGCGTTGACGTAGAGGAACGTGCAGCCTGGCGGTGCGGTGAACTTGAACCAGACTGCGTTCCAGGCGTGGTCGATGGTGTCAGGCACCCAGGTCGTGTCTTCCGGCGCGTCCGACACGTCGAGCGTCACCGTCGAGGGGACCGACAGCTGCAGCGCGCTCGCTGGTGTGGTGTTCGCCGGGGAGGCCATCCGCTCCCGCTACAGGACGTCGCCGGTGCCGGTGCCGCTATCGTCGGGGTCTGCCGCGTTCTTCCGCAGCCGCGTCGGCGCGTTGCGGTGCGCGGTGTCCGTCGCCCGTACGAGGTCGGCCTGGGTCTGCGTCAGCAGCGGCGTGTCGTCGGGGACCACTTCCATCCACCGTCCGACATACGTCCCCTTCTCCATCTGGAAGACGTCCCCTGGCCGACGCCGGATACCGTCGAATCCCAGCTTCAGCGCGCGCACCTTCGTGCGCTCCTTCAACAGCTGCGGCGGCGCAGGCGCGGCTGGCGGTGTGGTCTCTTTCGGCGCGGCGTCTTTTCCGAAGTCGGGTTTCTTGTCATTCATTGGTCAGCACTCCTCGAACGCGAACGCGCGACACGGCAGCGTCTCCACCGTGTCGCGCGCACCGGTCCCACGCGAGGTCTACGCCGCGTAGCCCTTGGGGTAGGCCTTCGCCAGTCGCGCGAACATCTCCTTCGACGTCACCCACGCCGACAGCGTGACGGTCGGCGTCGTGCCCCCGAGCGTGGCGCGCAGTCCGATGTAGCGTTCGATCGGCGTCCCCGGTGGAATGTCCACGAAGTGCAGCGAGCCTGCGGTGAGGTCCGCTGCGAGGATCGTGCGACTCTGGAGCACCGTGGGCGACGCCAGTGTGGCGAGGTCGTCGCTGATGGCGTCGAAGACGTAGGTGCCGCTGGCGAACGCCGTGACGCCCACCGCGATGCCGATGCCCATCGGTTCGCCGTCGCCAATCTGAAGGTTCGCCGCCAGGAGGTCTACGGTGTTGGTCGAGACGCCTGTGGCCGCGAAGGCCTGCGCGCTCGACAGCTGCAGAAGCTTGTCAATGAACATGGTGTGCAGTCTCCCTGAGTAGTTGGTACACAAACAAAATCTCGAGCCGCCGCCGGCAAAATTACGTTGTTTAACGTAATGCCACGCGACCGTCTCAGACGACCAGGGTTTCGGTGTTCAGGATCGCGTCGGAGATTCGCACCGGCGTGTCGCCAAACATCGTGATGTGCTTGCCGGTGACGTTGTCGAAGGTGATGCCGCCGCCGCTCTGCACCGCCGTGCGTTCGATCTTCCGCAGATAGCGGCGCACCGTGCGGTTCATGTAGTAGGCGCGCTTGCCGAGGCTGTTCGGGATGATCTCTTCGGCCTGCTCCATGAAGTCGATCAGCGCAGGCGGCGTCCCGCTCGCCAGGTCGCTGAGATCGATGTTCGCGATGCGAACGACATAGCGCCAGTCGCGCAGCGCGATGCCGCACTGCCACATCCAGTGGTCGCGATACACGCGGTTCAGCGCCCCGGTGACGCCCCCGGCGTTCTCAGCGGTCTCCAGCCCGAGGTCTTCGTGGTCGATCCCGGCCTTGCTCCCCTTCGGGTAGATGCCGGTGATCGTCTCTTCGTCCCAGGCAATGAGCCAGATCGACGTGTTGTCCGACTGCGTGCCGCCAGCCTTCAGCACGTTCGAGCCGTTGCCTGCGGTCGTGGAACTGTAGCGAGCGGCGAGACCGACGAACTCCTCTGGCGCGGCTGCCGTGCCGTAGAACAAGGTTTGGCTCATCTCCTGGTTCATCGCCTCCAGCTGCGCGCGCGCCTCTGACAAGCGCACCGCACCGGAGTTGCCACCGAGTTCTGCGAGCGCGCGGTCCACTTCGGAGTACGCCTCCAGCAGGCCGCACTGTTCGTCCAGCTGCGCGGTCGTGCTCTTGGACGGCAGGACGCCGCCGTTCAAGAGACGCCAGGTCGGGACCGGCAGGCCGGTGCGGACGGTCGTGCGATGCCCCGTCGTGAGGTTCCCTTCCATGAAGGGCATATCCTGCAGAATCTCGTTCGTCTGATTCAGCAGTTCGATGATGCGCGCGACCTGGTCGTTCGGGTCCATGCGCTTCGCACGATCGAGCAGCGTGAGGTTCTGGGTGGCGAGTGTTGCCATGTGTGCTTATCTCCAGTGGGCGAACTCGCCCACGGTCATTTCGCTGACGAGGAGAACAGGACTTCGGCGTCGGCCTTGCGGTCGATGCTCGAATGTCCTGCGGTGGTCTGCAGTGGTCGGTCTTCGCGGCGTGCCTGGCCGATCTGCGCGAAGGCGCGAATGAACTCGATGTGGTTACCCAGTCCGGTGTTGTTGAACCAGGCCTGCATCACGGCGCGCTTCGCCGGATTCGGCCACATCCACTCGACGCCGCTACGTGCGTCGGTCACTGCTTGGTCGAACTTCGCCCCACCGATCTCAGGGTCTGCCTGAGCCTCCAGCAGGTACTCCTGGCTTAACGTCGCCAGCATCTCGGCGCGGGAGTCGAGGAGGGTCTGCGCTTGCTGCGGGGTGATCCCGGCACGCTTCGCCTCTGAGACCGCGATCTCTAAATCCGCGTCGGTGAACGGGGTGTTCTTTGGTTGCGCGAGTGCCCAGTTCACGGGCGGCGGCGGCGTCGCCGGTGGCGGTGCCGCAGCTGCTGGTGGCGGGGTGACCGGCGGCGCAGGGGGAGGGGTGCTCCCGGCAGGGGTTTCCTGACCAGCCTGCGGCGGCGGGGTCGGCGGCGGCGTCGATGGCGGCGGCGGTGTTGCTGCTGGTGGTGGAGTCGCTGGTGGTGTCGGTGCGGGTGGTGTCTGCGTCTCTGCCATGATCACGACTCCTGCGACGCGGTGCGTCGCGCGCGGCGCTCTCGGTCCTGCGCGGTACGCTCGATCGCGACGGCTTGCTGTAATTTCAGGAAGGCACCAGGCATGGCCTGGTCGATGCGGGTACGCCAGGTGTGCGCGACTTCTTGCTGACCGGCCAGGCGTGCCATCTCCAGCGGGTCGCTGTCGAAGACGGTGTCGAACAGGTGGCAGTCTTCCAGTAGTCGCCAGAACACGCGCTTGCCTGCGGGGGTGTTCAGCACCTCCACGATGTCCTTGGCCTCCAGCGTCAGCCGGTCCTGTTCGGTGACGTGCGCGTCTTTCAGCTGCTGCGGGTCAGCCGCGTTGGTGATGAGGGGTTCAGCCACCTACGCGACTCCCGGTCCCCCGGCTCCTGCGGCGTCTCCCCCGGCTCCTGAGAGTCGGTCGAGCGCAGAGTCCGTGCCCATCGGTGTGTTGCCGAGGTCTTTCGCGGTCTTCGCTGCCGCCATCGACGCCGCGAGTTGCTGCGCCTGCTGGGCCTGTGCGGCCTGCGCGGCCAGCTGCGCGTCGATCTCTTCGTCGGTGTGCAGCACGCCAGGATCGACCCCGAGGCTTTCCTGGTACTCGCGCAGAATCTTGCGCGGGTTCAGCATGACCTGCACTTCGGGGAAGACCTGCGCGAGCGGCAGCGTCGATTGCAGGAAGCGGTCCTGCAATGCGCTCTGCTGCATCTTCATCGCCTGCGCGAGGATGCTGGTGTATTCGACCGTGAGGCTGACGTTGTGCAGTTCGTCGGGCGGGTCAGGGATGAGACCCGCGCGCGCCATCATCGCGAACACGCGATCGACCAGCGGGTCGAGCAGTTCATCGATCATCGATTCGAGCACGGGTCCGAGCACCAGCATCTTTTCTTCGTGCCGCTCATCGATCTCGCGCGCGGTCGGCGGCGTCGAGCCACGCGGCTGCATCGTGAGCATGAGAAACAGATCAACGTAGAAGGCGCGGTTGATGCGCCCTTCGACACGATCCGCGTCGAGCATGAAGTGCTGGAGGTCGGGCTTTACCTCGTGAACCGGACGCAGCGTCTGCATCCCTTCGCGCACGTCCACGTAGTTGACGGCACCAGGAAGGATCGACACCTTCTGCTGCTGCAGCGCGACGGGACCAATGAGCGCGGGGTTCACCATCTTCTCGATGGCTTGCCCCTTCTTGCGCTCCATCATCTGCAGCTGCTTGACGTCGCCCAGGCAAGTGATGCCGGGGTACTCGTTGGCGTACGCTTCGTCGGGCACCGCAATCCAACGCGGAGCCATGATCGGGAACTCGCGGAACCCTGACTCGCGCAGGAGCGCGTCGGTGTCGGATCCTTGTTCCCAGTGACAGGACTTCCACGGGTTGCTGTCAGGCCCGAGCGCGCGCTCGCGATAATCCCGGTTGCGATAGACCGCCCACAGCACCGGCACCGTCGCGAAGATCTGGTTCTTCTCGTACAGGTTCCTGACCGTCCGCGAGATGTGCGACCAGTCGATCTGGTCGCCGTAGCGATACGGTGAGCCGTCCTTGCCGCCGTACTCCTCGATGACTTGCTCGACCGTCTTCGCCGTCTCGCGCACAAACGCTCCCGCGAGACCGCGCGCATCGAGGCTGATCGCGAAGCTGCCGACCGGGAACACCTGGGCGCGGAACAGATCGCCAGGCGTCGTCGCGGTGCCAGGGTCTTCCACGATCGCGCACGCGCCGGTGCCGAAGACCGCCACGTCGCCGTAGAGCATCGGCAGCGCGTTGTAGAGATTCGAGAGGTTGAACACGGCGTGCATCCGCTTGGTCACTTCGGTGAGCCAGGCGGCGACGTTGGGGCGTGACGACAGCGAGGGGTCCGGTGTGGACAGGCGCATCCACGGGCGTGCCGGGGACGTGAGACCGGCGTGCATCCCTGAGCGCAGCGTCTGCAGCGCGAAGGTCGCGGTCGAATTGATGATCGACTTGTTGCGCCGGTCCCCGCGTTTCTTGTCGCCCAACGTCCAGCGCGGACGCGTCGGGAAGAGGAACTCCGCGACGTCTCGCCACTGCTGGTCGAAGCTGCTGCGCTCGTTCCACAGCGTCTGCTTCATCGCGTCGAGCCGCTCGCGTGTGCGAATCGGCGTGTAGGTCTCTGGCACCGGCTATCGCCCCAGCAGCGTCGTGACCTGCGTGGACGGTCCACCGGGACGGAAGCCGCCGTAAACGGTCCCGCCCCGGCCTCCGACCGCCCCCTTGCGGATGCGCGCCTGCGCGGCGTATGCCGCTGCGTAGGTGTCGCTCGACGTCAAGGAGCCTGGCGGGGTGCCGCGTGGCACCGCGCGTCCGACCGGCGGCTTGTTGCGCGGGTTGGTGCCGTGCGGCGGCGCGGTGTCGTTGGTGTTGTGCGGACCCGCGTTCGGGTCGGGAGGACCGCCGCCGGTGCCGCTGCTGCCGCCGGTGCCGGGGGCGGTCGTGCCGCCGACCGACGTCTGCCACTCGGAGAACAGCTGCGACGTCCCGTCCGACGTCATCACGCGGCGCGTCGGGTCATACGCGCCGCTATTGCCAACCGTCCACTGAGGGTTCGCCTCGCTGCTGCCGATCAGCAGATCCCACGTCCCGCCGCTGCTGTCCACAATCGCGTCGTTGCTGCGCTCGCTGCCATTCACGCCGTGCGTGGCATACGACACGTTGTAGCCGCGCTGGGTCAGCCAGGGCACGATGCCGGTGTAGCTGTCGATGCTCGCCGCCGCGCCGCGTTGATACTCCGCAATCGCGTCTTGCAGCGGTGCGGTCGGCGTGGGTCTCGTCGGCGTCGTCGGTGCCGTGGGGGTGGTCGGTGCCGTGGGAGCGGTCGGCGCAGTCGGCGTCGTGGGTGTGCGCGGCGTCGCCGCCGTCTGCCAGTTCGCCGGATTCGAGACGCGATCGATCACCGCGCTGGAGGTGAGTCCCCCGCCATACAGCGGCGTGACGCGTCGCGTTGCGGCTGTCGCCATACCGAGTTCTCCAGAGAGAAGCTCGTCTGGCGGGACGCGCGAACCCTACGTGATGTTGTTGCTGGGTTCGCAGTCTGCGCGAGTGCTCATGTATCCTGCAAGGGATTTTTACGCCGTCGAGGTCACTGTCGAGCTAGTGACCTGACCTGTCACTGCGAGGCACCGTGAACGAGCAGGACTGGTTCAGCGACGTCATGCGCGTCTGGGCAGAACAACCCTGGCGCATGGTGCGCGAGGCCTTCGACATCGAACCGGACGCCTGGCAGGACGACGCGCTGCACCGCATCGCGAAGCCCGAGACGCGCCGCCTGGCGATGAAAGCGTGCAAGGGACCAGGCAAGACCGCGCTGCTCGCCTGGGTCGTCTGGTGGTTCCTCGCGACGCGCTGGCAAGCGAAGGTCGGCTGCACCAGCATCACCGAAGGCAACATCGACTCGAACCTGTGGCCGGAACTCTCCAAGTGGCAAGCGCGCTCGCAGTTCCTGACCGCCGCCTTCAGCTGGACGTCCACGCGGATCAACCGGCAGGGCGACCCGAACTGGTTTGCCACGAAACGCACCTGGCCGAAGAGCGGCAACGCGGAGCAGCAGGCCGATGCGCTCGCCGGTCTGCACGCCGACCACGTCATGTTCGTGCTCGATGAGAGCGGCGGCATCCCGCAAGCGGTCATGGTCACCGCTGAAGCCGTGCTCGCGAACGAAGGCGTCGAGGGCAAAGTCGTCCAGGCCGGGAACCCGACGCACACCACGGGACCGCTCTATCGCGCCTGCACGATCGACCGGCATCTCTGGGAAGTGGTGACGATCACCGGCGACCCCGACAACCCGATGCGGTCCCCGCGTATCTCGAAGCAGTGGGCGAACGAGCAGATCGCCAGCTATGGCCGCGACAACCCGTGGGTCATTGTCAACGTCCTGGGCGAGTTTCCCCCGGCGAGCATCAACGCGCTCCTGGGTGCCGAGGATGTCGAGCGTGCGATGCGGCGGCATCTGCGCCCCGACTCGTATCAGTGGGCTGAGAAGCGACTCGGTGTGGACGTGGCGCGCTTCGGTGACGATCGCACGGTGCTCTTCCCGCGCCAGGGTCTCCGCAGCTGGAACCCCGTGACGATGCGCGGCGCGCGCACCACTGACATCACCGCGCGCATCATTCGCGCCAGCACCAACTGGTCGCCCGACATCATCCTGATTGACGACACCGGCCACTGGGGGCACGGCGTGATCGACCAGCTGCACGCCGCGAAATACAATCCGATGGGCGTCAACTACAGCGGGAAGGCGGCAGACCCGCGCTACGCGAACAAGCGCGTCGAGATGTGGCTGAAGGGCACGCAGGCGATCAAGGACGGCGCGCAGCTGCCCTACATTCCTGAGATGGTCGGGGAACTCACCGAACCGACCTACACGTTCCACGGGGGCACGTTCGTCCTCGAACCGAAGGACGAGATCAAGAAACGACTCGGCAAGTCGCCCGACCTGGCCGACGCGTACATGACCACCTACGCGCTGCCCGAACGTCCCGGCCACGAGATCATGGACGTGCTCGACACCGCGCACGCCGAGACCGAGTTCGACCCCTACGCGCCCAGCGTGGCCGCGCACGAGTTCGACCCCTACAAGTAGATTATCCCTGCTAGAATATCCGGCGCATGGCGACCCTACTGCCCGTCGATGGACCGCCCGTCTACGTCTCCCCGCGCACCGGCGCGATGTTCTCCCTGCAGGAACTCCAGGGCTACGTCGGTGGCTTCATCGAAGCCATTCGCCTGGACGCCGACCAGTGGTTGATCATCAACGAAGAGGGGAAGCTGCACGGTCTCCCCCTCAATCCCTTCGCGACGTTCGCCTACAAGACCCTGCGCCACGCGGGGGACGACTACATCGTTGGTCCCGCGCTGATCTGCACCACGCTAGAAGCGGGAGGGTCCGAGTGACCACCTTCAACGTCGCGCTCACGCCTGCGCCGACCACGCCGGTGAACCTGCGCCTCGACGTGTTCTACGCGCCCCGGCACATCACGCCGCCGTTCGTCGCGTTTCGCGCGTACCCCGGCCACGCCATCGGCGTCTACCACATTGCCGCGTATGACGCGGAAGGGAACCAGGAGACCGTCTACACCGGCCACCTGTATCAGACCTACGTGCGCCTCGCGCGTCACTTGCGGATGGATGTGCCTTACGACGACGGCGGCGGTCCCTTCCGCGTGAAGACGTAGACCGTCCCGCACGCGGGACAGTCCACGAACCCGACCCACACGCCTGGCTTCGGATCCCACTGCTCGCCGCGCACGCGCTGCTCCTGCAGGCTCGCGCCGCACTTGCCGCACACGGTCGGCTGCATCACACCGGCGGCAACCCGTAGACCGCGCGGAACTCGTTCAGGTGCTTCTTGTACGAGTCGGGCCAGGGCAGCGTCCCGCTGTAGTAGTCCCAGGCCGCACGCGCGGAATGCACGCTGATCATGCCGGGGTCCATCGGCGCGCCGCTCTCGTTGTAGACGCCGTTGCAGCCCTTCCCGAACTCAATCGCGTAGTCCTCGTTGTAGGGCGGGACACTCGCACTGCCGCCGCCGCTCTCCTCGACGGGTGGTGGTCCCCCCGCCGCAATCACGTCGAAGGGTTCCACATACTCGAACTCCTGCCCCGTGATGTCCTGCGAGTCAGGGTTCGCGTTCACCGTGGGCGAGCCGTCGCCTGCGCCCGACAACATATCCCAGCAGAGCAACGTCGCGCCCTGCTGCTGCGCGATGGCGTCCTTCGAGACGGGCCGGTCCTTCGCCGCGCGCTTGGTCCCGTAGTTCTGGCCGGGATGTTCATACGCAATCTGCTTCGCCAGGCCGATGTTCCACGACCGCGCCTTGTTCTCGGCGGCGAGTCCCCCCGGCATCGTCCACATCGGGAACCGCGCCACGTAGCGGTCGCGCGTCGCGAGCACCGCCGCTGGCAGCTTCTGCGTCGCTTGCGGCGTGGGTGTCGTGAGTTCACTCGCCATGTGCATCTGCCTCCTGGTGGTCCGTCCCGTGTTCGTCGCAGGCGTGTCCGTCGTCGTCGGCTTCACGAGTCGTGGCGTCTTCTTCGTCATGCTGTCCCCCGTGTGTTGCAGTGTCGTGTGGTCTCTAGGCTCGCGTGTCGTCTACAGCGTGTGTCGTGGGAGAGGCTCGCGTGTCAGGCTCGCGTGTGTGAGGCTCGTGTGAACCGTGGAAACGCTGGTGTGACGCTACCCCCACCCCCGGCGCGCGATCCGTATTTTTGCCCCCCCCCACCCCCACCCCCCCTTGCTTGAGTTCATCGTCCACATCGTGCATACGTTTGAGTTCCAACGAACAGCACGAGGTGTGCGACCGAACGTCGATGCGCGCAGCGCAGTGGGGTGAGGGCGAGCACCTGGTAGCAGCGTCGTGCGAGTCGTTTGTGCTCAAACCTTAGTTAACATAATTTTTAATTATCAGACTCTGTTGCATCACTTACGACGTAATCCACAAGCTAAGTCGTTGCGTGGAACAAGCGAAAGTCACCGATTATCACTTCCGCTCGACCAGGTCAGCGTCCACAACAGCGTCAACAGCGTGCGCGTCGAGGGTGAGCGGAGGCCTGGCCTGCAGCTGCCGACGCTCAATATCCGCGCGCAGCGCCGCAGCCAGGGCATCGAGACCACTCGTAGCAGGCTGCAGTTTCCCAGCTATTTCGAGGATCTGTCGCAGTGCCACGGTCGGTGACTCGAACAAAAACTTCGTGCCTTGCGAGCCAACGCTGATGCCTTTGACGCAACTGCGTATCGCGTCAGGCCAGTCGTTAGGTCGGATAAGGTCGCCATTTTCATCGAACAACAGCCGCACATCGAACGTGGCAATTGTCGCCAATCGTCCGAGAGCTTCGTCGGCGCTCATGTGCAAGCGTGCCCAGCGACGCTGCGTGCGTGTGGCGAGATACGCGACCACGCGTGGCTTCGTGAGATCGCGATGGCCTTCGATGCCTGCGACGACCAGGGAGACATCAGGATGCGCGGTCTTGTAGGCACCACGCGCGTTGAAGCCGTTGGTGAGATACGCCTGGCAGAAGACCCATTGCTGTTCGGTGAGCTTGTGCTTGACCCACGGCAGCGCGGCGTCCAACTGTTCATCACTCGCGACCTTGCGTCCCATGTGTCAGTCCTTCGTCTGGCGTGCTTTGAAGTCGAACCACGGTTGCTTCGTGAAGCGAGCCGCGATGGCGTTGAAGCGTTCGAGCAGCGAGGCGTCGGGCGCGCCAGGCGCGAGGTCAGGCAGGTTGGTGGGCGCGCGTTCAGCGGCGCACGCCGTGCAGCGCAGGAGCACCGTGCGTGCGCTGGGCAGCGTGATGGTGAGCACGAGGCTGTTGCGTGCGATGTCGGTGCCGCAGTGGCCGCAGCGCAGCGGATGCGAGGCGCGGACCCACTTATGAGACATGGCGACGTTCACGATAGCGTGCGCGGAGATTGGCGAGGAAGCGTGCCGACTCCT